CAAGGATACCAGAAGAGATTGTCAAAGCGCGCGATGAGTATTTTAGAAAAATTACTCAAGACAAAGACGACGCGATTGAAAGCGATCTTATGAAGGAACAGCACCCAGGAATGCCGATCAATGCTGAAAGGCAGTCCCGTGTAACCTTCGGTGGTACTAAGAAAGACTAATTTATTAGCGATTCTTATCCAACGAATTTAAATTAACCGTAGACTGCGGATAGTAGTCTACAAAAGGAAACAAATATGGCAAATCAAGATGCAGCTTTTGGTTTCAGACCTACGAGACATCTCACAGGTGGACAAATCAGAACTGAAGAATATGCAATTGCAGCTAACTACGGAACAGCAATTTACACTGGACAAGTAGTTGAAGCCGTTGCAGCTGGTGGGATTGAAGCAGCCGCAGCTGGAGACACACAAGTAGCAGGTGTTTTCGGAGGCGTGTTTTACACAGATCCAACCACTAGCAAACCAACTTGGAGCGCTTATTATCCAGCAAGCACTGATGCTTCTGATCTTAAAGCGACCATATATGCAGACCCAGAAATCGTATTTGAAGCACAACACGATGGAACTGGAACAGCAGCGATGAACAATTCAGGAATGGACTTTGTAGGGGTAGGTGGATCTACAATTACTGGTCAATCAACTTCTGAGTTAGACACGTCTGATTCTGGAACAGGTGGTAACTTCAAACAAATCGGAATCTCAACAGATCCCGATAACAGCGATACAAGTTCAGCTAACGTCAATGCTTATTGCGTTGCCAATACTGGTCTTCATATCTTTAAACTAACAACAGCCGTATAATAGGAGTATATAGACAATGGCAATATCACGAGCACAGCTAGTCAAAGAACTAGAACCTGGTCTAAATGCACTATTTGGGCTGGAATACAAAAACTATGCTAACGAACACTCACAAATTTTCGATACAGAAAATTCAGACAGAGCTTTTGAAGAAGAAGTTATGTTATCTGGATTCGGAAATGCGGGTGTAAAACCTGAAGGTTCAAGCGTTAATTATGACGCGGCAACAGAAACTTTCACGGCTCGTTATACGCATGAAACCCTTGCTTTAGCGTTTTCAATTACTGAAGAAGCGATTGAAGACAATCTGTATGACAGACTCGCGTCTCGTTATACAAAAGCACTAGCACGTTCAATGGCTAATGCTAAACAAGTTAAAGCAGCGAACGTTCTCAACAGAGGATTTAATAGTTCGTACACTGGCGGAGATGGTTTAGAACTGTTCTCTACAGCACACGTAATTGTAGCTGGAACAGAGCAAAATGAACTATCAACAGCAGCAGACTTAAACGAAACTTCATTAGAGCAAGCAATGATTGACATTGCTGCGCTAACTGATGAAAGAGGTTTAAAAATTGCAGCTCAAGGAAGAAAAATGATTGTTCCTTCGGCGCTTCAATTTACTGCTGAAAGATTATTAAAATCTGTCGGTAGAATTGGAACAGCTGATAATGACATCAGTGCTGTTGTATCTATGAATGTGATCCCACAAGGTTATGTGGTTAATCATTATTTAACAGATACTGACGCATGGTTCATTAAAACAGACGTACCAAATGGACTAAAACACTTTGTTAGAGCACCAATCAAAACTGCTATGGAAGGCGATTTTGAAACTGGTAACGTGAGATACAAAGCTAGAGAAAGATACAGCTTCGGCTGGTCTGACTGGCGTGGTGTCTTCGGATCACCAGGTGCGTAATAGCAACTAAAACAAATTAATGAGGCGGCCTCAAAACCGCCTCATTTCGACTATAAAGTAAGAAATTACCAATGAAAAACTTCAGAATTCAAATTCGATATTGTGGCTATTATGCAGACTTTAAAGTTATGTGTAAGGACACTCCTCAAGATATCGAGAATTCTATCCTTGACAAACTAGGAAAAAATGAGGTAAAGTTCGAAAAAGATGGATTTACCAGTAAAAAAGGTAAATGGATAACCTATGAGGAGGTTACAGATGACCGAAGACCTATACACTACGAAACGGTCCTTGGAACTAGAGTGGCAACAGGAGCACCTGAAGGAAGGTAGATATACTTTGCATATGGGACATATCGACAAAAAAATTCAGGAAATTGTTAAAGAGATTATTGCTCAAGAATTTGAAGAAGCTACTCGTCTTAAACAAATTAAAGACTCTAAGCCCGAAGTTTCGATAGCCACTTAAGCGCTATCAAAAATCATACAAATTCACAGGGATACCTTGCACTCTTTGCAAAAAAGAGCTATAAAAAATTACTATACAATTATAAAGAATACTGACGCGTATAGTCGACGGCCTAGAGACAGTATTCGCATATAACTAGGAGGATTAAATTATGGCAACAACTACGTTTCAAGGACCCGTAATATCCAAAAAAGGATTTTACAATACAGGTCCATCTAATGTTGTAGATGCTGATTCGAGTACATCATTAACAGTGGCTTCCCACGCAGGGAAAATTGTCCACAATGATGCAGCTGGAGCAGTGACTTACACATTACCTGCAACTGATGCAACGTCTGATTCTGCTGTCGCAGGACCAGGACCAGACTTGAACAATACAAACAACATTGGTGCAACTTTTGAAATTTTCAATTCGATTACGAAAACTGGAGATTTAGTTATACAAGTTGCAAACTCAACAGATGTTATGAGTGGAGGAGCATTATTTATTGATGATTCTTCCGACAATGTCGTTGGATTTGAAACAGTTTCAGCTTCGGACACTATTACCCTAAACGGTAGTACAACCGGTGGCGTTACTTTTTCAAAAATAATTTGTACAGTACTTGCTTCAGGTAAATGGAAAGTTGATGTGACTTCAGGATGTACTGGAACACCAGCAACGCCGTTTAGCGCAGCAGTAAGTTAATAGATAATTAATGTGAGCTCCTTCGGGAGCTCACAAGATTAGGAGAATTATGAGTACATATCCAGTGGATATAAAAACAGTTAATATTACGACTGCTACAACTACTACAATCTTTGATGGTCCAGCTAGAGTTTTAGGACTTTCATGGGTTGTACCTACGAATGTTGGAGTTGGAACAATAACTGTGAATGATGATACTACTGCACTATGGGTTGTTAATACACCAGCTACAAATACTACGAGTCACAAAACTCCATCTCATGGAAGCATAATGTTACCAGGGACAGGGATTAAAGCTGACACAAGTTTGAAAGTAACCAACGCAATAGTAACACATGTGACCGTTTATTACGGATAGGAGGTAGCAAATGGCAAATACTACTTCTGGAACAGTAACGTTCGACAAAACATTTGCTGTCGATGAAATTATCGAAGAAGCTTATGAACGGATTGGCTTACAATCTGTTTCAGGATATCAATTAAAAACAGCAAGACGTTCTTTAAATATATTATTTCAAGAATGGGGCAATAGAGGTTTGCATTACTGGGAAGTAGGCGATACCAACATTGATCTAGTTGAAGGTCAAGCTGAATATATTTTCTATAGAGCTACAGGCGATGGTACTTCTGCAACAACAGCTGGAGGAACAACAGGAACATCTACTTATGGTTTAGCTGATGTTTTAGAAGCTACACTTAGATCTGATAAAGGAGACACGGATCAAGCGGATTCCACGCTTACAAAAACAGATCGATCAACTTATTCTGGACTCGCTAATAAATTATCTAAAGGAACTCCCTCTAGATATTTTGTTCAAAGACTTATTGATAAAACAACAATCAATTTTTATCCAACCCCTGATTCCTCTAATGCATCAAAAGATGTTCATATTTTCTTTGTCAAAAGAGTTCAAGATGCTGATTCAACTTATACCGATGCAACGGATGTACCTTATCGTTTTGTGCCTTGTATGGCATCAGGACTATCGTTTTATTTAGCACAAAAATACGCACCTCAAAGAGTACAAGAATTAAAATTATTATACGAAGATGAATTAAAAAGAGCTTTGGCAGAAGATGGATCTTCTACAAGCACTTATATAACTCCGGAGTCTTATTACCCGAGTGGATAATTATGGCATTTGCAAGAGGAAAATACGCTAAAGCGATCTCAGACCGAAGTGGAATGGA